TTGCCACGATCCAGAACACCTTCGCCGTCACTGGCACTCCCACCGACCCCACCGCCGTCTCCTGCGTCATCACCGACCCGACCGGCGCGAGCATCACGCACACCTTCGGCGGCACCGCGCCCGCCGACATCACCAAGCTGTCCACCGGCAAGTACCAGCTGGAGATCGGCAACACGATCGTCGGGCTGTGGGCCTTCGTCTGGGTCGGCACGGGCGCAGCCTCCGACATCCAGCCGGGCACCTGGACGGTCAACCCGGCGAGCACGCTGGTGCAGTTCTACACCAGCGTCGAGGAGCTGAAGGACCGGCTGTCGATCACCGACACGGCTTCGGACCTGCAGCTCACCATGGCGGTGCAGGCCGCGGCCATGGCGGTTGAGAGCTACACGGGCCGGTTCTTCTACCAGACCACCGCGACGCGCACCTACGTCCCGTACTCGATCTACGAGCAGCCCATCAACGACCTGGTCTCGGTCACCTCCCTGGCGACCGACAACGACGGCGACGGCGTCTTCGAGACGGCGTGGGTGCAGAACACCGACTACGAGCTGCTGGTGGGGCCCACCGAGTTCAACCCGACCGCAGGCGGTGAGGCGCGGCCCTACACGATCGTCCGGGCGATCAACGCGGCCGGCGGCGGCAAGTTCTTCCCCTACACCTGGCCGTTCTCGCGGCTGGACCGCATCCAGATCACTGGCGTGTGGGGCTGGCCCGCGGTGCCGTTCCGGGTGAAGCAGGCCACGCTGCAGGTCGCCTCGGAGCTGTTCAAGCTGAAGGACAGCCCGTTCGGCCTGGCGGGCACCTCCGAGTTCGGCGTGATGCGCCTGCCGCGCAGCGGCAACCCGTACGTGGTCACCCTTTTGTGTGATTACAAGAATCCGCGCCGGAAGGTTGGCGTCTGAGTGAACCGCTGGGCCGTCGCCATTACCACCGCCGCGGTTATCGTGGCGCTGGTCATCCTCTGGCGCCATATCTCCGGTGGGGCGCAGGGCATCTTCGGCTTCCGCAACGGCGACGGTAACAGTTCCGAGTATTTGTTCTGGTCGGGGGCGGGCAGCGACCTGGCCTACCTGTCATTCCTGGCGGGAGGTATCGCCATCTACCGCAGGCACAACTGCGCCTACGCCTGGTGCCCGCGGATCGGCAAGCATGAGTTCACTGACCCTGATGGTGCGGTGAAGCGCATGCTCTGCTGGAAACATCACCCCGACGTGAAGCACAAGACGCTGCACAAGGAGAACGTGCGGGCCATCCAGGAACGGCGCCACCTGTACTTCGGGAAGAAGGTGGGCCGTGGCTGACCTGACCTCTGCGTGCAACGCGCTCGCCTCGGTACTCAATGGCATTACGGGCCTGCGGGTGTCACCCACCTTCCAGGCGCAGGTGAACCCGCCCGCGGCGATCATCATGCCGCAGACGTCGCAGTCGCTGCGCTTCGACACCCTCGGCGGCGGGATCAGTTACCTGCTGCGGGTCGTCCTGCTCGTCAGTTACATCGAGGACGCCTCCTCGATCGCGCTCATGAACGGCTACCTTGCCACCACCGGGGCGTCGTCAGTGGCGGCGATCATCAAGGCGAACCCGAGCCTGGGCGGCGCTGTCGAGTCGGCCAATCTCGACATGTTCCGGGGGTATGGGCTCATGGACTGGGCCGGCCAGCAGTACCTCGGGGCGCAGGGACTGGTGACGGTGATGGCGACATGAAAGAGCTGTGCCCGGCGTGCGGCAAGGAGCTGCCAAGGGTTGTGGGGATACAGATCGCCGACATACAGGTGCTGGCGGTGAAGCCGGGTGACCGGCTCGTGGCTAAGGTGAACCGCGACTGGATCACTCCCGAGGAGGGAGAGATCGTGAAGGCGCGGATTCGCACGGGGCTGCAGCTTGATGAGTCGGTTCCTGTCGTCGTGGTGACCCGGGAATGGGAGTTCTCAGTGGAGCGCGGAGCATGGGAATGACTATGCTCATCAGCCCCTACCGGGCCCTGTACGCATGGTTCGTTTCCAATTACCGCTTCCGCCGCAAGGCGGCTAAGGAGCTGATGTCATGAAGATGCCCGAGCGGATTCTTGTTGTTCACCCCGGGCCGCAGTTCAGCGTCCACGATGTCTACATGGGCTGGCAGGAAGCCTTTATCGACATGGGCATCAGGACGCTGGAGTACAACCTGCAGGACCGGGTCGCCTTCTACGATTCGGCCTATGTGTTCACGGGCGGGTTCGACGGCAACGGGAATGCGCGGTTCCGCAAGGCCCTGCCGCACCGGGACAAGGTTGTCTCCATGGCGGGCAATGGCATCCTGTCCACCTGCTTCTCGTTCTGGCCGGACGTGGTGCTGATCGTGAGCGCGTTCTTCATCTCCACCGAGATGATGGACATCATCCGCTCCCGCGGCATCAAGGTGGTGATCCTCAACACCGAGTCACCGTATGAGGAGCCGCGGCAGGTGGAGCGCGGCAAGCATGCCGACCTGGCGCTGCTGAACGACCCGCTGCGGCTGCCCGACTACGACGCCGCGGGCATCCCGGCGGCCTACATGCCGCACGCCTACCGCCCGCGCCTGCATTATCCGGGGCCGGGCCAGGATGACCTGCAGACCGATTTCGCCTTCATCGGCACCGGCTACCCGTCGCGGGTCCGCTTCCTGGAGCGCATGATCGCCGCCGGGGCCTTCGAGGGGATCGACGTCACCCTCGGTGGCAACTGGCAGGGCGAGGCCGAGGCTTCCCCGGTGATCAACCTGCTGTCACACGAGCTAAATGAATGTGTTGAAAATGAACTGAGCACCCGGATCTACCGGTCCGCAAAAATGGGCATCAATATGTACCGCAATGAGGCCACCGATTCAGGCTTCAAGGCGGTCGCCACAGGGCCCCGGGAGATCGAGATGGCGGCCTCCGGGCTGCCGTTCCTGCGCGAGCCGGGGCCGGAAAGCGACGAGCTGTTCGAGGGCATCCTGCCGAGTTACGCCAGCCCGGAGGATGCGGCCGACCAGCTGAAGTGGTGGCTGGCCCATGAGGACGAGCGGCAGGAGGCGGCGCTAAAGGCACGGGCAGCCATCCGGCACCGGACCTTCGCCGCGAATGCCGGACGGCTGCTCGGGATGCTCGATGAGTTGTGAGCCATGCCGCGCCCGGCCAAGCCTTGCCTAATCTTGCCTAGTCCCGCCAAACCACGTCCAGGTAGCCCAGCCTACAGGGCGTTGGCGTAGGCGCTGACCAGTGCTTCGGGGTAAGCTGACCTCGAAGGCCGCGATCCTGATCAGCCCATGCAGCCCTGTCCGGGGTGAGCAGAGTGAGGGAGCGGTCACGTGGCCCGTATCCACGGCAAGTCCGGGATGGTGTACGTCGGGATCGCCTCGGGCGCCGTCGCCAGCCCCATCGCCTACATGACCAACTGGGACATCAACTTCACGGTGGACCAGCCAGAGGTCACGGCGTTCGGTGACGCCAACAAGATCTACGTGTCGGGCCTGCCCGACGCCTCCGGCAGCTTCACTGGCTGGTATGACGACGCGAGCAAGCAGCTCTACACTGCTGCCCGTGACGGAATTGCGAGAAATTTTTATCTTTACCCAAACACTGTCGCGGACCCGCTCATGTACTGGTTCGGCCAGATCCTGCCCGACTTCAGCGTCACGGGCGGCGTCGCCGAGGCTATCGGCATCAAGGCGAACTGGAAGGCCTCGACGGCCATCCTGAAGTACGACCCGGTTGGTGGCCTGGGCTGATCGCAGTCCCCTGCTAGGGAAGAGGCCGCGCATGACCATCACCATGTACGACGCGATTGTCCCGCGCAATTTCGTCGGCCTGCCGAACATCGACGCCCTCGCCGGCTATGTGGATGGGTTCTGGCCTACGTACACGGTGCTCGACCGTTTCGCGCCGCCGGGCATCGACTTGCTGTCGATCGCCGTCTTCCCGCAGGACAACGCCGATTGTCTTGATGTCGAGACAGGTGATGCCACCAACGGCCAGGCACCGCCCTGGTTCGCCCGCCAGGTGGCCCGCGGCGCGGCTAAGCCGTGCCTCTACACCAGCGCGGGCAACGCCCAGGCGCTGATCAATGTCATGGCTGCTGCGGGCCATACCCGCAGCAGCTACCGGCTCTGGTCGGCGCACTATCAGGCGGGCGAGCACATCTGCCGGCCAGGCGGGTGCGGCTTCCCGCAGGCCGATGGCACGCAGTGGGCCGATACCGTCAACGGGCTGTCGGTGGACCAGTCGCTGCTGTCGGCGTCGTTCTTCGCGGCTGACCCCCCTGGGCCGTCCGTGGACCCCACCATTCTGGAGACTGACATGTTCACT